GGTCTGCTAGTGCCATCTTTACTTCTCCAGTTGAGTGTTCATATGCTCCGCAGCCGTGGCAGTAGCCATGACCATCATCATATCTTGATAGATTATCTTTACTACCACAAGCCTTACATGGTTCGTGTCGCACAAAGGTGCTGTTGCTATCGCGTTTCATAGCTCTTGTATGGCCTCCAGTGTAGTGACGGCCTGTTCCGTGGTGAGGTAGCCCAAGACATCATTAGTCAGGGGTGTCGTGTAATCAATCTGACCTCGATTGTTTAACACCGCTATCTCATATGGGAAGCCATCCTTGCAATAGGCCATTGGTTCATTCTTCACAACGGAAGCCCCCCATAGATTGTCAAACCAGAATACCGCGTGGTTTGTCTTCATGTTGTTAAGCTGTTCTTTCATTTGTCTTGCTCCAGTTCTTCAATTTGTCTGATGCAATCATCAACACTGGCACCTACCCCACATAACTCATTGTCACCATCGTAATCTAAATGGCTAAAGTCATAATCAAAGTCACGCATGGGTATCGGTGGTGGGTTGTAGCTGATTGTCCAGCCTTTTGGTATAGATTTACTCATTGTTCTATGCTCCTATATTAATAACAAGGGACTGACCAACGAACAGCCAGTCCCCACTTGATTGACCTAGACTCTAGAACTCCCCTTTGCTCACGATATCACCAAGCTCATACACCCTAATTTTGGCAAGACGGGTAGGCACCCCGTGCTGTGGGTGATCTTCCCCTGCCGTCCACATTATGCAGACCCTTGCCCCATAATTCAACTCAGCCAAGTCAAATGGGACACAATCTGGGCCTTCGACCCCGTCCTCCCCGTATACAATCTTCTCTGCCATTGAGAATTGGGTGCTAAACTTACGCTGTAGGGTATCTTTATAGCTCTTAACTTTAACTCCCTTTTCTTCCAGACTGACCTCTTCGCCTTCTTGCAGGGTTATGGTTATATCAAAACCCTTAGCTTCCGTGCCTTTATATACGTCCTTCTTTATCAAGTTGTTGAAGGCTACGGTGCCAAAACTATAGTGAGGGTCATTTTTAAGTACTTTTGTCATGCTAAATTTCCTATGTTATAAAAGAATAGTGTTCTTAACTGGTGTGCAACCTGTTGTCAAAACCAGGGTCAAGCACGTCCTAGGGTGGGTCTTTTGTGCGACCAAAACTCCCCCGTCTTGCTGCTTTTGTGTACATACTGTCTCCTCTTGATTCATATAAGGTTTATATACTATAATAGTTAAACCTAGTTGCTTCTCTTTTAAGTCTCTATAGTTAGATTATAGCATACTTTTATATCAAAAGTCAAGCCCCTCTCGTAAATTAATTATAACGTCACTTGAATCGTCCAAACCCACATCCCATTTAAACACATCCGCGTCTTCAGTGACTGCTAAAGTACTAACAGACAAGCAAGCCCCACATAAATCCAGGTATTCCCCATTTTCATCAGTACGGGTTGCAAAATAGTCGTTTAATTGTGCGTCACACGCTTGGCATCTCATTAGTGAATCCTCGTAGTTTCGGTTGTGTTGTCTTCCCATTGGATTAGCTCGTCTGCTTCCCGAAGCTCATCGTCCGACCAATCTGCTAGTATCGTGTGCAACTGATCGGCTGCTAGTTTTAACACCTCAGGCACAGGGATTAGGGCCAGTTCAGCCGCCACCAGTGCCTCTTGTAGTTTTGCTCGTTCTTTAGTGTTCATCTGTTACTCCAATTATTTAAGTATTAACTTGATGTGGAACGTCTGACCGCCCACGTTATTGCCCTTGAGACTGCCTGAGAAGCCCGTAGAGGCCACCAAAACGATGGCTCCTAGGGTTACCCATAGAATTACTTTAGTCATCAGGGTGAAGCGTCTGCACATGATCAAAGATGTCACGGATCACGTCATTGCCTAGCTGATCTGAGACTTCCACATCGTGTAGCAATATGTCCCCTATTTCTACCCAAGCTTCTTCGCTGGGTTCGTCCCGTCCTCCATCGTAGTATGGGTGAAAGATTAGCTCAACATCGAGTTCAATCTCGACTTCATTTTGATCATAAGTTGTGTATATCATTTGACTACCTCCTCCTTGATGATCTGCATCAGGCGATCTTCGATACCGCTCGTAATTGGGAACTGCGTCAGTTCACCGTTCGGGCCATTGAATCTACGCAGTACCTTCTGTGCCTGCAAGACGTTCAAGGAGATATCTTTTGCTTCTATGTATACAATTAGTTGATCGATGTTCATTTGAGTAACTCCCCCTCTAATATGCAATCCGGTGTGACAAAAATTGTCAGTCGTAATGCCTGACCGTTCTCATCGTAAGTTGTGATATCCAAGTAATTTGCATAGGTATCCGTCCTTTCCACATAGACCCTGTGAATTTTACTGAATGCAATTTTATTCGTACCGTGCGCTGTTATTGATGTGCTCATTTGTTAATCCTCATTTGTAGTCATTAGTGTTGATAAAGCCTAGCTCAATTTGTGCCGCAATTGACTCGCCTGCTAATTGTAACAGTCGTTTCCGACAAGCCAGTAGTTCAGCTTGTTGTACCCTATTTGCCGTCAATGCTTTGGCTATCACAGCATCAAGCTCCAATAAGCCCTCCGGTGTCATTGAGAAAAGTTCTAATTGCATCATCTGTTTAATCCTCTGTTGTTTCAAATGTTCAGGGGGTAAGTATCGCATACCCCCGTTATGGGTGTCAACTTTATTTTATCTATTGGCTTCAAAGACTGCCTGAGCAAAACCGCGAGGCGTTGCGCTGCGTATATTCTTCGTTTTCTCTGATTTACCCCCTAGTTTAGAGTGCTGCCGCGATTTACCAAAAGATTCACACTCAACTGGTTTGACCGTAGGGCGTTTGAAATTACCACCCGACCAGATGCCTGTCTTTTTGCTATACGCGTCTCTGGGCGCTATATAGGCCGGATACAAGGGATGTTCGGCATCCACCGGATCGATATAACCACCGTATTCGTAGGGCTGAAAGTAGAAATCTGGTTTCCGCCATTGTGTTGCAAGGACAGACACCGGATTCTCAATCATGTATGGCGCGTCTAACAAACGCTCTGCAAGGATCGCGACCGCTTTGGCACGGGCAACAGCTTTAGTTTGAAACAGTGGATCAGCCTTCGCTTTGTTTGCAAAATGAGCCGCACCGCTGACCGCTAAGTCAGTACAAACGGGGAATCCAAAGACCATCCTAATGCTGCGATCCTTAAACATCTCAACTATGTCATATATATTATTGTGCAGATCAAGACAGTGCCGATGGATTGAACCGCCGCCTTTGTATTGAGTCACGGAATTATCATGCTGAATATCAAACGTATGACACTCATAACCTGACTCTGCCCAAGGTTTAACCATTACGCCCGTATAATCATATAAACTTAATACTATATCTTTCATTATTTACGCCTCGTTTGCTTTTGTGACCTGAATATAACCAGTTGAATAGCTTTTGACTTTGTCTTTTAGTCGGTCGCTTTGTTGTTTTATGCCTCATATTAACGAATCTCGATTATAGAACATAATACATATAATTACCAATAAACCGACAATGTTAAACCCTAAAGTTTGTGCCGTCATGGTTAATATTAAACCAATAGTAATCCCAATTGTGCTTAGTTTTGACATTATTCTATTCTCCTATTTTATTGGTATCACTTTAAGCCCTCACTTGAAGACTTAAAATGCTAACAACTATCTATAGCATTGCAGATTTAAACTTGCTTGCTCGTGATCCATGCACGGTAATCGCAATATTTCCCTGTTTACCGTTACACTTGCCACAATCAGAACAAGTTAACCCTTTAGAATCCGCGAGGCATTCAAGCTCATTATCCGCGAGACTATCACCAGCCATTGCTACCCTGAAAGTATAGGCACCTTTAGCTTGCCATTTTGCGGCTTGTTTTGGACTATCGGCGGATATCATGCAGATATCTGTATACCTTGGATCAAAGCCTTTATGACTACCTTGATGCGTATAACCAGTATGACCTAAAGCCGCGTCTGTTATGCCTTTGAGTATCTCGAATGGCACTGCAGCTGGATCGCCATATGCGCCAAGTCTGACCCGACGGGTTGCGAGTTGTTGCGAATGTATAGATGGATCATATGTAACATAGCGACCGCGTTTGTATGCTCGATAGACCGCCAAGGGCGCTTGCCCAATGTTGACATAACAACTCCCGCCCGCACTCTGTCTATGTACGCAAGACCCACAAATTGAAGCGTCAAGTTTTGCTTTTGATACTTCAACTGGATTAAGTGAACCGGCGTCCAAGATCCAGACTTGGGCCATATCGCCGGTTTTTCTGTTGCTAGTCTTTAGGGTTAACACGGCGACTATTGGCGCGCCGTTAAGCATAGACGGGCCGTCATATAGGATATAACCTAGGGCTTTTTGTGGTGCTACCTTGATTTTGAATTGGTGACCTAATAGTTTTGACATAGTATTACTCCTCGTTAGTGTGTGGATAAAATGAGACCAAAGCCTCTAATAGTTAAAAGAAGGAAAAGTTGCAACCGCAATCTTGTAGAACGTGTTGTATTCCGCGTTATCAATTGCGCCGTCTACAAGGTCGATAATCTGTTGCCCGACTGTCTCGTTAGATTCAAAAGCCGCCCACCAGTCCGCACTATTTAATCGAAGGTTATGCAATGCTGCTATCAGTTCGAATCTCGTGTTCATAATTGCTTGCCTTTGTTTCCTATTGAATGAGCTTATAGTTTAACTACTGTAATAACCAGAAGTGTAACAAATACGACAATAACGTATGCATACACGACAATATACCAATTAGTTTAGTTGCGCCCCTAGTATGCGACCGTCAAACAAGTGCAATCCCTTGTCTTTGTGTCGTGTGATTGTCGTGTGATTGTCGTGTGATTGTCTTGTAGGGTTGCCCGTTAGCCTCTCACATGTCAATCAATTGACCAACCCCGACCGCTTAACGACCGCTTAACGACTGATTAACGACTGATTAACGACTGATTAACGACTGATTAACGACCGCTTAACGACCGCTTAACGTGCGGGTTCGGTCGATTAACTGGCGGGTCTGCCTGGGGGCCGGGGGGCCTGGTGAAATACTCCGCGCGCGTAGATCCCTCCAGCATACAAAAAAGAGTACTAATCGACCCCCTAGATCACGACCGTAAAGCGACCGTAAGCTGTTGATTCTAAAGGCTATGTACAATTGATTACAGGGGATAGACGAGGGGGCGACAAGGGCGACCTAAAGGCGATTGAAATCAAGTAAGATAAAGCTTGACTTTTAGTTAAAAGTATGGTATAATAGTACTATAGTGAAGCATTAGAAAAGACAAGCAGGTTTAACTATTATAGTATATAAACCTTATATGAATACTTGCTTATACATTTAGTTATCTAAAGAACTAGGGAGTACTATGGCTGGCCCTGAAGTCACCGCTAAGAAAAAGATAGGTCGTCCTTCCAATAAGGATGTTGTCTCAAAAAAGAAAGGTCATCGTAAAGCCCTGGGTCGCCCAAAAGGTGATGCCGCCATCATCAATGAGTTTAAAGCTAGGATGTTAGCCAGCCCTAAGTCTGAGAAGGTCTTAGCTGCAATCTTTAATGCCGCCTTAGATGATGACCACAAACACCAGAGTGCTGCCTGGAAGATCGTCATGGATAGAGTCGCCCCTACGGCGGCCTTTGAACAAGATGTCATTAAGGGTGGTGGTCGTTCTGCAATTCAAATTAACATAACGGGTATTGGTGAGTCCTCAACTAAGGTTGTGTCTAATCCCCTTGAAGGAGAATTTACAACAGATGAAGAATAAAACTTTAGCATGTCTTATACTATTATTTCTGTTTGCAATCATAACCATCGAGGTTAATGCCGATGAGTTTATGAGGGGATTTCTAATTCGACAAGATGATGGTCAACTAAAGGCGTGTTTCGTAATTTCTTCCAAAGAAGCCGTTTGTTGGGAAATGTATGGCCCAGCGTTGTCCTGCATTCCGATCACAGAAGACAACCCAACTTTACTTTGCAACGTCACGGAAGTTAAAACCTATTAGTGATCTAAACATATCCCTCCTCCCGTGGCAACAGGAAGTCTGGGAGGACAACACCCGATTCAAGGTGGTAGCCGCTGGACGTAGAACGGGGAAAACCCGCAAGGCTGCTTGGATGCTTATCACCCGATGCCTCAACTCCCAATCGGGTTCCGTGTTCTACGTGGCACCAACCCAAGGGCAAGCAAGAGACATCATGTGGAAGCTTTTGTTAGAGCTTGCCGCACCCGTAATCAAGGGTGCTCATATAAACAACCTAGAGATCACACTGATCAACGGTGCCACCATTAGCCTCAAGGGCGGTGACAGACCGGAGACAATGCGTGGTGTATCTCTAAAGTATCTAGTGTTGGACGAATATGCCGACATCAGACCAGACGTTTGGGAACAGATCTTAAGACCAGCCCTTGCGGATCAGAAGGGAGAGGCGATGTTCATTGGGACACCAATGGGACGTAACCACTTCTATGATCTATATAAGTATGCGGAGTTAGGTGATGATCCTGACTTCAAGGCATGGCACTTCACAAGCTATGATAACCCAATGTTAGACCCAACGGAGATTGAAGCAGCCAAGAAGAGCATGAGTTCATTTGCTTTTAGGCAAGAGTTCATGGCATCCTTTGAGGCAATGGGTTCTGAGATGTTCAAGGAAGACTGGGTAATCGTTGAAGAAGACCCACAGATCGAGGGTGATTACTATATTGCATGTGACCTTGCTGGTTTTGAAGAGGTCGGTAAAAAGAAACGAAAGAAGAATAGACTTGATGATTCAGCCATGGCGGTTGTCAAGGTTGGGGAAGAAGGTTGGGTAGTTGAGGAGATCGTCAACGGACGATGGACACTCGATGAAACTGCTCGTAAGATATTTGATCTGGTACGTAAGTATAAACCTCTGTCCATTGGGATTGAGAAAGGTATCTCTAAACAGGCCGTCATGAGTCCCTTGATGGACATGATGAAGAAGGAGCAGTTCTTCTTTAGAGTTGAATCATTAACCCATGGTAACCAAAAGAAGACCGATAGAATCATGTGGGCCTTGCAGGGTAGATTTGAGAATGGTCTAATAAAATTAAAAGAAGGAGAGTGGAATGTAAAGTTTCTAGATCAACTCTTTCAGTTTCCAGATCCACTGACCCATGACGATTTAATTGACGCACTTGCGTACATTGACCAATTAGCCAAAGTTGCCTACGCTGGTTCCTTTGAAGAGATAGACGACTATGAACCACTTGATGCATTCACTGGATATTAAACGACAACCGAAGATAAAAGGAAAAACATAATGGCACACGAAAAGTCGGTAACAAAGATAACAAAAAAACCAAAGGGGGGTAATAGATATGTCCTTGTTGATA